CCTGTTGCATTGGCAACTGTCATAGAACTTGCGCCTGCCACAGCCACAGCAATCGGGTTATTAACGTATCCCGAAGTGTATGTGTATTGGCAATAAATTTGGTTGTAATTAGAGCCACCGCCGCCAAATGAAAGTGGTCCTTGTGATGACCAAGTAAGCGACATTTGGCTAACTGGAATAATAATTTGCTGAGATTCAAACCAACATTGCGATGGGTCAGGAAGTGTGTATAACTGATTTGGTGCCATTCCATAGGCAAAAGATTCAAGCGCAATAATTGGATTTTGGTTTGGGTGTAACGATATAAAGCCGTTTGGCATAAAACGTGTGCGCTGTGTTTCTGTCTTGCGAGTTGCAACAAGATTTTGGTTCAAATACTCATCAAGAAAAGATGACGCTCGCAAAATGACACGGCTAAGTTCGGCTTCTTGTGCCGCAGAATTACCGCCTACAACCAAATTGCTAAAGTCCATTGACGTTGGCGCGTTCTGATATTCAGCCGCAGTTAAGTATGGGCTTTCAAAGAACGTGTCCGTATTTAAGCCAATTGCCATTATTCTCCATCTCTAGGCGTTGTGCTGTTGTTATGACCGCAACGGCTACACAAAGCAAACCAACTCCCAAAGCCACACTCTAAGCAAGTGTAACCAAGACTTTCGCCGCCAACAGTTGCACCCATTAGTGACGCTTCAAAAAAACCCTCTGCCTTCAATCGCTTGGCGTGTGTCGGATTATCAACTGTTATAACGCCTTTTTTATCAGGATTATATGAACGCACACCGCGTTCTGTTGTAATGTCCACGCCTTTAACGCCGCCATCTGACGCTAATAATCTTCCCACTTTTGCTCCCTTTAAGTTAAAAAAGGTGGCGCGCCCACTATATGACGCGCCACCCTTCTTGACGGATTACTTCGGTGTTTCGGTTGGTGTAACCATTACAGCCGTTGTCATTGTGGCGATTGTGCCGTCAGGCAAAGTTGTCTGACCACCGCCGTGACTATTCGCTGGCTGATTGCAGCCACATACTAGACACATTATGCAGACACGATTCCTGATACTGCGCCGTTCCAAGCAGGTGCGGTGCAGAAGAAAGTTCCACGGAAGTAAGTAGAAAATTCATACTGGAATTGAGTTACAGGCCATTGGATTCCCATATAGTCCTGAACCATAAAGTTTGACCAAACATCTGAAACCTCGGTGTCAGGAATTGGCAAAGTGTATGACAGAACAGGAGAAACGCCCTGTGGCAACCAAGGGTGAACAGTAAGTGGAACCATCTTGCCTGTGATTTCATTGTAAAGCGCGCCAATTGTTGCGCCGCCAATGTAATCGCCAGCCTCTGTCTGTGTGAGGTTTAGACGGTAGTTTGCTGTTGAGCCGTTCTTGATAGCGTCTGACAACTGCTTGCGGTCTGAGCCGTTAATGAGAATCTCATCTGGGTCAGCCTTAACATTATTGTAGAGGTTATAAAACACGGTCTGATATTCAGTTCCTGGGTTAGAAGTGCTGAAAGTGCTGTTAATGGTGTTGTTGTAACCTGAGTTAGCGCCAAGAACAGTAGGCAGAATTCCGTCATAGCCAGTTGCATATGCAGATGTATCTGCGTTTGCGCGTGACGCGGCGGCTCCTGTTGTTGTTAGAGCAAAGTTGTTGCCAGTTAGACCGACAGTTCCTGCGCCCTGAATTACGGCAGTAGTTCCCTGCGCTGTTCCCTGATAGGTGCAGTTTGCTGTGCCAGTTGATGTGCCAACATAAATGTTGTAACCAATGTTGCCTTCTACGGCAGTCCAAGAGATTGAAAGAACATCGCCTGACGCAACTGCTGTTGATTGAACAGTTGAAACAATTGATTCGCCAAAGCCTGAGCCTGCGATACCAGCGTTTGCTGTTACATAAACATAGTAAGTTGCCGCCGCAAGTGCTGTCTGTGAGCCGCTTGCAACTGGTGATGTAAGAGTTACAGTTGCAGGTGCCGCTAGTGCGCCTGAGTAACCGCTTGCAGTTCCGCGAGCCATCAACATCATACGTTCTTCCATAAGCATTGTTGCATATAGAGTTGAAGTAGATGAAAGTTGGCGCAAGTCCTGATAACCCATACCTGAGAAGTTGGCGTCAAAAGAAACCGCGTCAGATAGTGAGTAAGAGTTGTAAGGAAGCACTAAGTCATCGGCTGCATATGAGATTTGTGGTCCGCGCTCAAAGTTAATTGAACCAAATGCAGTTGTTGTGCTTTGTGTAATTCCCGGCCAAGTGTTTCCAACTCCGCCAGTTCCTGTGCCTGTGTAGCCAAGAATACGCTTGACGCGATGGCTTGTGCCAACGCCCTTCTTGCGTGGAATTCGGTTACGTAGTGGTGTAGGACGTGGTGTAAGCAACTTTGCTGGCGCTTCTAGGTCAAATGCCGCAAATGATGTGCTAAGTGGAGATGTAAGTGTGATTTCCTTCTGAATATCCTGCATAGCCAAACGCTGAGAAGCAAGTGCGTTATTAAGCGCGCCTACTGCGTCAGGTGTAAGTGACTTGTTGGACATTAGTGATTCAAGTTGCGCAACTGGTGTTGGCGCTACTGTTGAAAATGTCGCTGCGCCTGACTTGATTGCCATAATGGCAGATGGGTCAGTAACAGAGGCACTAACAGACTTATTAAAAGCAGACGAGAATTCTTCCTGACGTAGTGCCGCTTCCTTTGCAGAAGTAGCGTCAGAAAAGAGTTCCGTGGCTTTTAGTGCTGATGTAGCCATTTGTTTCCTTTCGTAAAGAGTTTTCTTGGTTAGTTGTTAATTAATGCAACGGCTTTGGCTTCAAATTCTGCCGCCAATTCCCGATAACCGCGTGACAGTTGATTGTCTGTGGTTTCTGCCGCTTTAGCACGATATTGCTCTGCCATTCTGCTGAACTCATTGAATTCAAGAATTGCTGGCTTCGTTACTACTGCGCGCTTCGGTCCGTTACCTACTGCTTTGTTCTTAGCCGTTGCCAACTCTGCCTGTAACTTATTAATTTCCTCTTTATAGGAATTAATCTCATCACGGACAGTTGCTGTTGCACTCTTTACGGCTTTATCAACAATGGCGTCAATAACGTCATCGTCTAGAGCAGGTTGTTCCGTTTCTTCAACGGAATTTTCAGGTTCAACTACTTCGGCGATTTCTTCGCCTTCTGCTGATTTTTCTTTTTCGACTTTCTTGCCTTCGGCTTCTTCTACTTCTTCTTCTGCCGCTTCTGGCTTAGAACCTTCGGCAGTTTCTTCTTCGGCTGATTCGCCGTATTCTGCTTTTTCTTCATCTTCAATTTCAAGACCAGCCTCTTTGCACATAGATTTGCACTCATCAAGTGCCATCTTGGCGTCCATATATGCAGACTTGGCTTCTTCATACATCTTTAACATATCTTCTTTGGACGGCTTCTCGGAAACCGCTTTATCTTCTTCGTGTTCCATTTTTTCTCCTATCACGGTTTCGCTATCTGTGTTTTTTTCTTCTTTTCTATATCCGCCGCCACGTGCTTTGTATTCACGTGTAACCCACGCATTTGCAACAGCCGAAGGATAAACGTCAAACTTTTCTTTGGCTTCTGCTTTTACGCGGTTGTAAAGTTCAGTATCGGCTGGCTCTGAATTGCCGTCGCCGCTATTAATGTTTTCGTAATCGGCTTCTTCTTTGCCAATAAATTCTTCTACTTTTGCCAAGTCGCCTGCTGTGTCAGACTTTGCCAACATAAGTTTTGCATTTGGATTGGCTGGTCTATCAACTAAAGAAACTTCAACAATTTGTCCGTCAATGATTCTGCCGTTAGCGGCTTTGTTATCGCGCACAATACGTGGCGCTCTAATGCCAATTGAGAATCCTTTTAACACGCCAGTTTCAACTTTCTTAACTGATTGCGCGTCCACAACTAATGCAGAAATGTAATAGCCGTCAGGCTTTGAATCTAATTCTTTGGCAACGCCTGCCGCAATACTGCTGTGTTGCTCACGAATATTGCCGCCTGTTTTGAACCATTCAGGCATAGCCTTTTCAAGCCAAGTGGCGTCGCAAATTTGTTCGTCAATATCTAATGAATCATCTGTTGCTTTTCCATAAACAAGCAAAGTGCCATCATCTTGTTTTTCTTGTTTAATAATTGCGGCGTAAGTGCTGGTCATATCAGTAGCCATAGATTTATCCTTTTTCTTTTCTCTCTCGGAAATACTATCTGCCCAAGTTTTTCCTGCGTCGCCACCCCACAGTAGCCAAGCAATATATCCAGCGGAAGGATTTGAGGCGTTTCCCCAATCCTTGCCTTTCTTATCAACTTCGTGCCGTGCAAAATACGATACCATACGGCGGATAGTTTCTAACGGAATTCCCTGTCCATTTGACAGACTTCTTGCACGTGCCACGCCAACAGGAGTTCCGCCACGATTGAATTCACGGCGTAATTCTAAGCCGCGTTTGGCATTACTAATAACGCCTTGCGGTGGTTTATGTGAATCTGCCATTAGTCCTCATCTCCAAGAATAAATGATAGTGCGTCCTCGCCTATATTCCGCGTATCAACTACATATGGCGAAATGTCGCACACGCAATTTGGGTGCGCTGGCGGTTCGGTGTCGCCACTCGGAAACGTATCGCCAATTTGAATAGGCGAAACATCGGCGTTTTCTTGGCACAAATCACAAGGGTCGGCAACAATCCACTCAACAAGTTCCACGCCGCTTTCTTCATATAACTGGCGACTAGCCGTTGCAACTGCTCGGCTCATCTCGGTTTGTGCAATAGCCAAAGCGCGTTCAGAATCATCAAAAAAGTCCGATAAATCTACTTCGCTAGGCGGCAAGCCTTGTGCCAAAGCATTTGCCAATCGTGTGCCAATTCTGTCTAACGTAGTGCGGTTAATGCCTTGTATTGTTAGGTCACGACTATCCAATAACGTAGAAAGACCGCGTGGCTTACTAACGAGCAAAGCGGCGGCTCTGTTGCCTGCTCGCCAGTTAGACCAGTTAATGCCTACTGCTCGTTGTAACTGTTGCTTAGTTGGCGCCTTATTTATCTTGGCTTTGGCAATTGAGTTCATAGCAATATCTTCGCCAAGCAAATATGATTCTAAATAAAGTGTGCGTAAAGCCGCCATTAACGGCTCGCTATCTACACGGACATTGGTTAATGCCCATTGGCGCGCCTGTTCTGTTGTCATAGTTTCAGGATTTGGGTGCGCGCTCGCCCAATTTTCCTGCACTTGCGAAATATTAACGCTTTGCCGTAACGCCTGCCTAATTAACGCCGAACGTCTAGCGGCTAAGCGGACTTTAGCGCCGTTCTTTTTGCGCCACGCCTGATTTGCCATTTACGCCAAATATCGTTCGGCATACCATCTTGCGCTGTCGTAATCGCCAATGCCGATAAACTTATTTAACACTTCGGCATATACAACAGGCACTTCACGGAAATTAAATGGGCGTGTAGGCGATTTCTTTAGCCAACGCAAAAACATTTTAAGTTCGTCCGCCGCTTTTAAGCCTTCGTCATACTCTGAATCTTCTACTTGCTCGTTTGATTCGGCTTCTGTTGGCTTATCTTCTACGTTAGGCACAGGCGCCTCTGAACCGCCGCCTACGTCACCGCCTGATTCAATAGCAATTGCGTCCTCGGCAGGCGCAGATACGCCTTCAAGTGCGCTATCAAAAGGAATAATGCCACTTTCTGTTACAAAATAACCGCCTGCGCCTGTAACAATCATTGGCATATCGGCTACAGGCGATTCAATTAACGGCATACCGCCACGGCTTCTTGATTCGTTAAGAGTTAAACTGCCTGACTTAGTTTCAATGTCACGTGTGCGCGCAATTGATTCTAAATCTTGGCGCCCTGATTCCATAAACTTAAATTCAAGTTCGCGTGGCATACCCAAGTATGTATAGGACAAGTGGCTCAACATACGTCCGACCCAGTTAGCCAATGGAATTGCGCCAATAACTTCTGACGATTCGGCTTGACCTAGTTGGAAACCGCCGCCACCCAAACCGCCTTTAGGATTAAAACCGATTTCAGATGGCATTACGCCGTAGTGACCGCAAATGCTATTGACCAAATACTCATCTAACGTATCTTTGAAACGTTCGCCATAGCCTTCAAACTGAACTGGCTCCATTCCAGTTGGCAATAAACGCACACGCTTACGTTGCTCTGTTTGTCCTGCCAAATCATCATTAAAAATGTTTTCATAGGCGCGAAGCAAATCAGGATTATTGCCAAAGTTGGCGTCCGTTTTCATAAGCAATTCAGGCGTTACGCCGTCTGTATATTCGGCACGTAGCCATTGCTGACGGCGCAAATAAATGTCCGCGAGCGCCAATGCGCGTTCAGTAGGCGAATAGCCATAAACGGTCATTGTGCGGCGATTACGAATTAAATAAGACAGTTCGTCTGACGTAAATTCGCCATCTGCGTTTTCTTTGCCATCTGACGCGGCAAATTCGCTACGTGGGAAGCCAAAAAGAATCTGCTGAAATGCTGGATAAGGCGCCTGTGGTCGCATTCCTCGGTCATCAATAAGCGGCTTAATAGTTGAGCCATCTAGTATTTGTAAACCGAGCAAATCGCCGCCTACTGATGGTTGAGGCCAAACTGCCCACGCGTCTAGCACCAAAATTTCTTCTAGTGCGATATTAAGCCAATCGGTGAATAAAAGTCCGTTAGTAGGGTCAGGCTGTTCCCAAAATTCTCTAAGGCGGCTAATCTCTTCCGTATATCGCTCACGTGCAACAGACATAGCGCGCACGTGATTGCCGCCAATTTCTGTAATAATCTTTTCGGCTGAATCTTCTGCCAAAACAATATCCCAATCAAGCCCTGAAATCTTTGCCTTTAATACTTCAATACAACGGCGAAGAATATCAATCTGGTCAGCGGCGGCACGTAACGTTGCAAACGGCACAAGTTTAGTTGCCGTAATGTTAATATTTTGTGCAACTTGAAATTCATAACGGCGTGGGTCAGGGCGTCCGCTATCACTACGTGGCGGATTAATGGCGCCCGGAATGATTGGCATACCAGGAGCAAATGGCACACTTGCAATCATTGGGTCGCGTGGAAGTGCAACACTTTGTCCGTATGTAGTTTGATTTGCGGCATTGCGCATTTCGGTTTCGGTCATTGCTACTGCGCCAACTGGCAGATTTGGACCCTTAACTAATTCGGCGGCTACTTTCTCGGCAATACGGTCTATCAGACCCATATTCTCTCTCCTTTAAT